AGGTACTCAAGGATTTCAAGGTATAACAGGAACAGTATCTGAAATAGCTACGGTATCTGCTTCTTTTGCTGCTACCTCATCTATTACTGTACAGCATAATTTTAATTCTAAAAATGTTATAGTATCTGCTTATGATGCTTCTGATTTTTACTTTGTTCCTGAAACTATAAATTTACTTGATAATAATAGAGTAAAATTAACATTCTCTAACCCATCCACAGGATATGCAGTAGTAGCAAAGGGAGGACATTTAGTAAGTGCAACAGGATTTCAAGGAGCTCAAGGAGCTCAAGGTATAACAGGAACGCAAGGTAACCAAGGTATTCAAGGAACAGCGGGTACTAATGTATCCCAAACATCAACTATAGCTGCTTCATTTGTAGCTACGTCTTCTATTACATTAGCTCATAATTTTAATACAAAAAATGTAATAGTATCTGCTTATGATTCATCTGATTTTTATTTTGTACCTAACTCAGTAAAATTAGTAGATAACAATAATGTAAAATTATCATTTGGAGCACCAACTACAGGATATGTAGTTGTAGCTAAGGGTGGACATTTGGTTAGTGGAAGTGTTAATATAACAGGCCCTCAAGGATTTCAAGGTTCGAATGCAGGAATAACATCCTACACAAACCCTGCCGATAATAGAGTATTAACATCAGTATCATCAACAACTATAAATGCGGAAGCAAATTTAACATTTGATGGTACAAATTTAGGTATTGGAACTGCGAGTCCAACTTTTAAACTTGATGTGAGTGGTACAGGAAGGTTTATTACCTCACAATCTGATATAAGTGGTATAACAGGTGTATTAAATGTAACTAATAACATAAGTGGAAATGTCATAAATGCAGTTTTACCCGCAGGTACTTCAGCAGATGCAATTTTTTATAGAGCGCAAACAACAGGAGTAGGAGCAGATAATCAATATTTTTTTGCAGGACAAACAGGTAATGGAAGTGCAATTAATACAAATAAGGTTTTAATAACAACTAATGGAGCAGCTACTTTTAGTAGTACAGTTACTTGTACAACATTAACAGAAACTTCAACTATAAGGATAAAAGAAAATGTAGAAGATATTGAAAATCCCTTACAAATAGTTAAAAAACTAAGAGGGGTACAATACAACAAGATAGGAAACAATAATAAAGAAATAGGTGTTATAGCAGAAGAAGTGTATGATATTTTACCACAGATTGTTAACGTGGACGATGAGAATCAACCATCTTCTGTGTCTTATGGTAGATTAACTGCATTATTGATAGAGGTTGTGAAAAAACAAGATGAACAAATTGAAAATCTAACAAAAAGGATTGAGGAGTTAGAAAATAAATTATAAATAAACTAAATAAATTAAAATGAAAAAGTACTATCAAGTAGAGAATTATGGAAATGGGTTTATTACTCACCAAGAAAATGAAACGGCACATGTTGCAGGATATCCGGGCAATATTTGGGTGACCGAAAACACAACATGGGCACAAAGAGTAAATGCTGTTGAAAAGACTAAAGCGGAGGCACAAGCTATTGTAGATGCTGCTGTCGAGGCAAGTTATGTCCCACCAAATAGCACAACACCTCCACCAATTGTATTACCTTAAAAATTAAATATGAGTAAAGAGTTGCAGATTACGGAAGATTTACGAGAGATTGTAAATGTTTTAAATGAAGAAGATGCTAATACTATTTTATCATTAAAAGATGAGTTAGTTGATAATTGGCATAAGAAGCAGATTTTTAGAACAGAGACAGAAATGAGAGTATCTGTTTTAAATGACGCTAAACACCCTACAAATGCTTCTAAGTATTGGCAATCAGTCAGAGAGATGTCAGCACATTTTGATGCATTAATGAATTTATCTTTTGACTTGCGAAAAAATACGGTAGAAAAGTTAAGATATGATAGACAGATGGAAGAGTTTATGGAAGACCCAAATGCCAATAGATTTGACATTATGGAACTTGAAATTGATATTGATAGAAATCTATACGATAGGTCATGTATGTTACAAGTAGCTAAGGATAGAGTTAGAGAATTAAGTCTATGGAGTACTATTAAGAAAGAATTGGATGATAATTCTTTTGATGTAGAAAATGTAAACACTCACCAAGCAGAGTCTTTGCATAGATATTTTGAGAATAGAGTTAAGTCTTTGAATGACTCATCGGCTCCGGGAGAGATTATAAATGCTATGGGCCCTTACCTATCCTTCAATCGATTAAAGACAGATGATGGTAAATTAAGAAATTTTTTGGGAGAAGTACCTAAAGATAAACAAAACAGATTACAATAGTTTTATGACGAATTTCATTTACACTAAAAAGAACACGTTATCAGCTAATACTTGTTATAATCTAATAAAAACCTTTGAAGATTCTGATTTAAAACAAGCAGGTGTACTTTACGGGCCGAACGGTATAAGCTCAGATAGCGATAAAAAATCAACAGATATAACCTTTGATCCATCCTTCCTTAAAAAAGAAGGATGGTCAATCCTATTAGAAGAAGTTATATCAACAATTCAGAATGGAGTTTCAGATTATTTAAATAGGCATTCAACAGCAATGAGTAAAATGGATCCTATTGATTTATATACTTATTTCAATATGCAGAAATATGAACCTAACGAAGGATTCCATGGATGGCATTGCGAAAGAGCAGGTAAGAAGCATTCAGATAGATTATTAGTATGGATGATATATTTGAATACTGTAACAGATAGAGGAGAGACAGAATTCTTTTATCAGCAGCATTTCGAAGAACCTGAGAGAGGTAAGTTAGTGATATTCCCTTCAGATTGGACTCATCTTCACAGGGGAGTTCCTTCACCGACACAAACAAAATATATATTAACAGGATGGTTTACTCATCAAAATGTATAAGTTATGGAATTTTCAATACATGAAGAGACTTGGTTTTCAACACCTATTTGGGAATCAGAGGTAAAGAATATAAACAATGAAGAAATAAAGGATTATTGTTTATGGTTAAGAGGTAATACCAAAGGTGCTACCATATCTAATAGGGGAGGTTGGCATAGTAGTGAGATTGTTTTACCTATGCCAAGTGATTTAACTTCCTTATTCAGCAATCTTGAAATATTTGTTAATCAGAATTGTTATAAGCATACAGGTATTGATAATTTAAAGTTTGGCAACTTTTGGATAAATATAAATACTTATGGTTGTTACAATTTACCACATGATCATCAAAACAGTATATTATCGGGAGTTTATTATGTTTCAGTACCTTTTGAAGATATGGGTGATTTAGTTTTGCATAGAGGAGATACAGCTGAATACTTTTTGAAATCTGACGTAGAAAGAATTAGTACCAAAACTAATTCTTTTGTTGCAGTAAAGAAACCTATAGAGTCTTTCTTTTATATATTCCCATCATGGGTAAAACATCATGTTGAGAAGAATAATTCGCATGGAGAAAGAATATCAATAGCATTTAACTTTGTTCCAAGTAATAAATAAAATATGAACGCACAGGTCTATTCTCTATTTCCAACACCTCTATATGTTGTAAATTATGATAAAGATTTAAAAGATGTAATTGAGTATTTTGATAGTTGTGAAATGTTAGATACTAAAAGTGGATATGGAATGATTTCAACTAATAGTTATATATTAGATAATCCTATATGTAATGAATTAAATAAATTTATAATGTCTTGTTTTGAAGATTTTGCAACAAACATTATGAGATATAGATTTAAAGAATTAGGATTTGCACAATCTTGGTTAACTTATAAGAATCCAAATCAATTTCATAAAGCACATACTCATCCAAATACTTTATTGGCGGGAGTATTTTACTATGATGCACATGAGGATGATGCTGCGATATGTTTTTCAAAAGAAGTAAAATCATTTAATAGATCATACTTTGAACCATCTCTACATGACGATTACCAAAATCATGTATTTGCTCAAGAAGAAATATATTACATGCCTAAAAAGAATGATTTTATTATATTTCCATCATGGTTAACACATGGTGTACCACCTAACAAAACAAACAGAGTTAGGAAAGCATTAGGAGTGAATGCCTTAACTAAAGGAACATTAGGAGATAAAGAAACCATTTCGGAAATTATATTTGGAAGATATGCGTAAACAGAAAATATTTTTTAACTCAACATTACCAAGAAGTGGTAGCACCTTATTACAAAACATAATGGGACAAAATCCTGAATTCTTTGTAACACCGACATCAGGTCTAATTGATTTGATGTTAGGAGCAAGAATAGGATACAATCAAAACTATGAATCTAAGGCAGGTGATACAGAAATGTGGAGAGAAGGATTCTATAAATTTTGCGAAGAAGGAATAAAAGCATATATAGCATCACAAACATCAAAACCATATTACTTAGATAAGAATAGAGTATGGGCATTCTACTATAACCTATTATCAAATATGGTAGAAAAACCAAAAGTATTATACATGGTTAGAGATTTACCATCCATCTTCGCATCAATGGAAAAGAAATTTAGAATGAATCCTGATAAAGATGATGGTACTATGGATAATGTAAAGATGAAAGGAACTACAACACAAAAGAGAGTTGAATTATGGGCTCAATCACATCCTATAGGTTATTCATTAGAAAAATTATATCAGACTTTGTTGGATGGTACAGCTTCCAACTTTTTATTTATTAGATATGAAGATTTATGTAGTAATCCTGATAATGTAATGAAAAGCATCTATCAATATTTAGAGTTAGATGAATTTAAACATAATTTCCAACATATAAGTCAAGTCACTACCGAAAATGATGCAATACATGGAATATATGGAGACCACATCATAAGAAATTCTCTTAAAATGTTGCCAAATGATTCTAAAGAAATATTAGGAACACATACGGTAGATTTGATTAAAGAGAATTATAAATGGTATTATGATTTCTTTGGGTATAAATAAAGTTGGGAGAGGATATTTATAATAAAAGAATATGGCAAAATTACAGAGTAGTGAAATAGTAGGTGTTGCAAATAGACCTGCAACAATCAATAGTGGTAGTGCATGTTTTTGGTTTGATAATACTAATTTAAGACCCATGGTTACATACTGTAGTTATGGAGTTGCTTCATGGTCAGCAGGGGGTGCATTGATAATAGCAAGGTATGCTCCTATGGGGACAGGAACACAAAATGAAGGACTTATTGCAGGGGGATACACGCCTACAATAGTATCATGTACTGAAGAGTATAATGGTACATCTTGGTCAGCAGGTGGGGCTTTATCAACAGCAAGATATGCATCAGCAGGAGCAGGTACACAAAACGAAGGACTTGCAGCAGGAGGATGTACAACAGGAGTTGTATCGTGCACAGAAGAATACAATGGTACATCATGGTCAGCAGGTGGTGCATTGATAACAGCAAGACGACTTTCAGCAGGAGCAGGTACACAAAACGAAGGACTTGCTATGGGAGGTTTAACAAATGTAGCTGTGGCTTGTACCGAAGAATATAATGGAACATCTTGGTCAGTAGGAGGTACATTGATAACAGGAAGACACTTTTTAGCAGGAGCAGGAACGCAAAATGTAGGACTTGTAGCAGGAGGTTTTACAAGCACAAGTGTCTCTTGCACAGAAGAATATAATGGCACAACATGGTCAGAGGGTGGTGCACTTATAACAGGAAGATATGCTTTAGCAGGAGCAGGAACACAAAATTCAGGACTTGCAGTAGGAGGTTTTCCAAGTAGTCGACCTGGCACTACTTGTACAGAAGAATATAATGGCACAACATGGTCAGCAGGTGGAGCATTAGCCATAGGAAGATATGGGCCAGCAGGAGCAGGAACACAAGCAGTAGGACTTGTTACAGGAGGTATTACAAACACATCTATTATTTCTTCCACAGAAGAATACAACAAACCACTACAAATAATAGATTGTATCTTATAATTTACGTACAACAAAAAATAGTTTTAATATGAATAAATACGTTATTTGGCACATTCAAGGTGGATTAGGAAAGAATGTTGCAGCAACAGGATTACCAAAGACAATAAAGGAAGTATACAGTGACAGACAACTTATAATGGTTGTGTCGTACCCCGAAGTTTTCCTAAACAATCCTTATGTTGATAGGGTATATCCGTTAGGTAATTGCCCCTACTTTTACGAGGATTTTATAGAGAATAAAGATACTATTGTGTTTAGACATGAGCCTTACAATCAGACAGGACACATTTTAAAGCATAAGCATTTAATTAACAATTGGTGTGACCTACTCGGAATAGAATACAGCAATCAAACCCCTCAATTATATCCAAACTATTCGGAGAAGATAAATGCGAAGAAATGGTTTAGAGATAAGCCTGTCGTAGTATTACAAACATCAGGTGGTGAATTAGAATCAAAAAATGTTTATTCATGGTGTAGAGATATGCCACAAGATATAGCACAGTTAATTGTAGATAAATATAAAGATTCATTTCATATATTTCATGTATCAAGGCAAGGAGGATATGTTTTAAATAATGTAGAGAGAATTGATACAAAGTTATCTAATATGGAATTATTTAGCATGTTAACTGTATCATCTAAGAGATTTTTAATTGACTCATCTTTGCAACATGCAGCGGTAGCGATTAATTTACCATCGGTAGTATTTTGGGTTGGGACATCTCCGCAAGTTTTTGGTTACGATATGCATACGAATATTGTGGCGAAGCAGATTAGTAATAAAAATCATTTAATTGGTTCTTACCTATTTGACTTTCAGTTTGATTATAATGTGCATGAATGTCCGTACAGTACTTTAGAAGAAATGTTTGATATGAATATTATACTAACTAATATATAAATAAAGCTATGACACATGAAAGTAATTTTGATAATGTTTTTTGGCATATAGATAGTATGCGTCTTTTGAAAAATGACATGTATGAAGTATTAGGTTGGATTTTTTGCGAAGATGGCATAATCCAATCATTATCTATTGGAAACAATCTATATTCATTTGACTATTATGGACACATATATAGAGAAGACGTAAAGATGGTATATCCAAAAGCACCTGATAATAAATTAGGATTCAAAATAAATGTACCATCAAACTTAATAGACTCACCAATTAATATTATTGTACAAGGAACACAATATGATAATGTAGGTATGTTAAATTCTTGGGTAGCATATAATTCAGGATTGAATTATAGTGCTCCAATAAACATCATAGTAGTGGATAATTTCTATACAAATCCCGATTTAGTTAGAAAATATGCAATTGAAAATCTAAACTTCCAATCTTCAGATTATCATAGAGGAATGAGAAGTTCTGATTCTTTTATACTAAATGGAACTAAAGAAAGATTTGAACAGATATTAGGAAAACCTATTTTAAATTGGAATGATCCTTCTTATGCAAATGGTAAGTTTCAATTCTGCACTTCATTAGATCCTATCGTATATCATACAGATATCCAATCTTATGCTGCTATGGTCTTCTTGACACCTAATGCACCATTACAATCAGGAACTGCCACCTATAGAAGTATATACACTAATAGTTTAAAAATAGATAGTGATGAAACACATCTAAAAACTTTTAAAGGTTTAAGTAATGATTTAAACTTCTATGACAAAACATCTTTTGAAGTAGTAGACAGTATAGCAAATATTTATAATAGATTAATTATATTTGATTCTAAAAACATTCATGCAGCTGTTAATTATTTTGGAGATACTATAGATAATAGTAGATTTTTCCATTTATTCTTTTTTGATGTATTAGAAGAAAGTTTAGTTAGCTAAATAAAATTTATGATTTTATATCACGTTATAACAAGATGTACAAGACCTCAAAATCTTTTACAGATATTGAATAGCTTAGAACATAAATCAAGTAAAACATACTGTGTACAATGGTATGTTTTATTTGATGTTACTTCTTTAATTGATATTGACTCAAAATTACTTGAAGAATTATATAAATCTGATGTTTCAATTCATTTTACAAAGAGTGATGGGGTTGATTATCTATATCCTCAAATAAGTAAATTAGTATCTTTATTTGGAGATGGATGGGTAGTAATTCTCGATGATGATAATTTATGTTATCCTAATTATTTTGATATCCTGAGTACAGAAATACTAAATAATAAAGATAAACTTGCTTTTGTATATGAACAAGAAGTCAATGGTAAAGATTTCACAGGTTTAGATATTAGAAAAGTTGGGGAGCAGCACATGAAACTCCAACATATAGATTCAGCTCAGTATGCTTTACATGTATCACTACATAAAAAATTAAAATATGAATCAGGATATGATGCAGATGGAAGATTCATAGAAAAATTATATAAAGATAATTCAGAATATTTTCATTTCATAAATAAAGTATTATGTTATTACAATGCTTTAGTAAAGGAATCAAAACCAAGAGTACCTAAAGTATTATACATAGCAGATAAAGAACAAGAATTAAAAAGTATAAAGTATGCAGATTACGAAGATGATTCTTTAGATGTATTGTATAGAGAGAGTGACAAAAATATAGAAGAAGATTTAATTAATTTTAAACCTGACTCTATTATAACAGTATCTAAAGATTATTTTAATGATTATAGAAATTTATGTTCTAAACCTGTATATATAAGAAATAAGTGGATCAACTTAGATGAGGAGAATGATAATACAGGAGAGATAGCATATAATTGTGCTATGAACCAAATACTAAAAGCTGACTATAGTTCTACAATATCTTATTTTACACCAATCTATAATACAGGACATAAATTATGGAAAACTTATAAATCATTAAAAGAGCAAACTTATAATGATTGGGAATGGGTTGTAGTGAATGATTCATCTGATAATGGAAAAACTTTAAAGATTGCTCAAGAAATAGCTAAATTAGATTGTAGAGTTAAACTTTATGATTTTAGAGATAAGACTAAAGGAATTATAGGAGAATCTAAATATAGAGCAGTTACATTAACAAGAGGTAGGTGGTTAGCAGAACTTGATCATGATGATTATTTGGTTAGAGATTGTAGTAGATATATTATTGAAGCATCAAGAAAATATCCTGACGCAGGATTTCTATATACAGATAGTGTAGAGTTGGATGAAAATGACAATTCTATGACATATCCTAATGGATTTTGTTTTGGATATGGTAAGTATAAAAAAGAGAAACATGGGGATAAAATATGGGATGTAGTAGATTCACCAAATATTAATCCTAAAACAATTAGACATATAGTAGGTGTGCCTAACCATGTTAGAGTATGGAGAAGGGATGTGTATTTTGAAGTAGGAGGGCACAATAGAGATTTAGCAATTGCGGATGATTATGAATTAATTGTTAGAACATTCTTGAAAACAAAATTTGTAAGAATACCTAAGTTAGGATATTTACAATATATTTATCATAATTCAAATGGTAGAAATACGCATGACTTATCAAGAGCTGATATTCAGAGGAGGGTAAGAAGTATTATGTATTTCTACAATGATGCAATAAGTGAAAGATTCAAAGAATTGGGAGTTATTGATTATGCTTATGAAGAGAATAGATATAATCCATTAAATGTAGAAAGTAGATTTGGAGAATATGAAAACTATGTAAATTATATATGCAATGACTTATAGTGTAGTTGTTCCAACATTATGGAAATCAAATTTAGAGAAATTCTATGACACCTTGCAAAATTTTTGCGAAGATGATATAGTAAAAGAAATAATATACTTATATAAATATGACATTTATAGTTGTTACTGCATATTTATAAGTAATAACATGTAAGTAATGAGAATAGACGAAATACAATTATCAGGATCGTTATTTGTCACATCAAGTGCGTCAATTATATTAGGAAAGACTAAGATATCCTCTGACAATAACGGATCTATATCTTTTACAAATGTCAGTAACCCAACGCAAAAAGTAATAGGTTCTTATTCGGGTTCATTCACAGGAAGTATAAAATTACCTACAGTACCACAAGGAGCAGCAGAAACAAATATACTTCTTGTAAACGGTAGTGGTAATGTTGTCTATAGAAGCAATTTATCTTTAACAGGAGCTCAAGGTAATCAAGGTGCAACAGGAGTACAAGGAACTAACGGAACAGTAGGTACACAAGGAACAGTAGGTACACAAGGTTTCCAAGGTAATCAAGGTGCAATAGGTATTCAAGGAAGTCAAGGAACAGTAGGTACACAAGGTTTCCAAGGCAATCAAGGCCCAACAGGAATTCAAGGAACAGTAGGTACACAAGGGTTTCAAGGATTCCAAGGATTTCAAGGAACAGCGGGAACTAATGGAGCTCAAGGTACTCAAGGAATACAAGGAACAGCAGGTACACAAGGTAATCAGGGATTTCAGGGAATAAGAGGTGCTTCAGATTGGACACCTAACTTTAGTGGTGGTGTGATTCAATCGACAACAAATTCAAATACATATACAAAATCAACAGGAAATATTGATTGGGATGGTCAAGTATATTCAACAGAAGGATATTCAAGAGGGGTTTATTGTTCAGTGAGAGCATCACAAACTAATGGGTATATTATGTTTGGGTTAAATAGTGACCCAACTACAAATAGTACTTACATTTCAATAGATTTTGCGTGGTATTTCTTGGGTGATGGTAATTTAACTATATATGAAAATGGGACAGGCATCTCAAGTCATGGAACATATACAACATCAACAGTTGTATCCATAACTTATGATGGGTATAATGTAAGATATTGGAAAGATGGTGTTATACAAAGAACGGTAGCGAGAGCAATAGGTGTGCCATTATATTTTGATTCAAGTTTTTATACTATTGGTTCATCTTTAAATTCTGTTGCTTTTGGGCCCATGGGTGAATCAGGAGTACAAGGAGCAGCAGGAATAGTTTCGGGAGTTAATAAAATTTTGTTTGGTGCTGACGCAATAAGTTATGGTATAGAAAAAGATATTACTTTTTCAAGTCCTTTTAGTAGTATACCTTCTATAGTTTGTACTAATACGGCTACAGCCGCAGTTGGTGTTTTAAAAAAATCGACTACAGGATTTCAGGGGTATTCATTAGGAAATGGAACAATGATGTGGATTGCAATAAATTAAATAACAATGGAATATAAAATAAATATAACAAGATTAGAATACATACCTACATATAATACCTACGAGAAAGTAGTTAATAAAGTATATTGGAATTATGAAGCAACTAAAGGCAACATATCAACAGGAATAGGAGGAAGTACAGATTTAACTCCACCCGAATCTATTTTTGTACCTTTTGATAATTTACAAGAGGACATAGTAATAGGTTGGATAAGTGGAAGCTTAGATATTAATAATCTACAAAGTACTTTAAATAACTCAATCGATAATATAGAAAATCCAAAAATAATCCAATCTGACCCGCCATGGATGTCAATGCCAAGCGGAAGTTCTAATATATAACATAAAAATTCTGCGAAAAAGACCCAACATAAAAAAACAAATATACAATATAAATAACAATAACTGATAAATAAATATGAGAATAGATTATATAGAGTTAACAGGTTCTTTATCCATATCATCAAGTTTAGCTATAAATCCGTTAACAGTTAACAATAATTATTTATTTGTATCAAGTACAGGTAATGTAGGGATAGGGACAAAGACACCAACATCTAAATTAGTAGTAACAGGTAGTGCATCTATATCAGGTGATTTAAGTTTAAAAACATTAGGAGTAGGCTCATGTGAAACAAGACCATCTCCCATAAACGCAGACCAAATGTGTATTTGGTTTGACACCACAAGTAAGATGCCAATGGTTTCTTATTGTATTAACTTAATAAATGCTTGGTCAGCGGGGGGTGCATTGGCAACAGCAAGATATTATTTAGCAGGAGCAGGAACACAGAATGCTGCACTTGTGGCAGGAGGTCATACAGGTACTCTAACATGTACCGAAGAATACAACGGTACATCTTGGTCAGCAGGGGGTGGTTTGATAACAGGAAGATTTGGTTTAGCAGGAGTAGGAACACAAAACGTAGCATTTGCAGTAAGTGGATTTGTAAATGCAAACGTTTCTTGCACAGAAGAATATGATGGTACATCTTGGTCAGCAGGTGGTGCATTGATAACAGCAAGAAGATATTTAGCAGGAGCAGGTACACAGAATGAAGGACTTGTAGCAGGAGGTACTACAGGTGTAAATGTATCATGCACAGAAGAATACAATGGCACATCTTGGTCAGCAGGGGGTGCATTGATAACGGCAAGACAGGCTTCAGCAGGAGCAGGGACACAGAATGCAGGACTTGTGACAGGAGGTTATGTAAATGCAGCAGTAGCCTGCACCGAAGAATATAATGGAGCATCTTGGTCAGCAGGTGGTGCATTGATATTAGGAAGAGCTTATTTAGCAGGGGCAGGTACACAGAATGCAGGACTTGCAGCAGGAGGTATTGTGAATGCTGTTTTGTCTTGTACAGAAGAATATAATGGCACATCTTGGTCAGCAGGGGGTGCATTGATAACAGCAAGATATGGTTTAGCAGGTGCAGGAACACAGAACGCAGCACTTGTAGCAGGGGGTTATACAACTGGAGGTGTAGCATGTACCGAAGAATACAATACACCAACAGAAATTGTTGACCGTAGTTTAGACTCATCTTACAATACAGCACAATATCCAAATAGACCTGAGATACTTGAAACAGGAATGTGTATATGGTTTGATTCTGCTAGTAGAAAACCTATGGTGTCTTATTATGGGTTTGGTGTTGGCTCATGGTCAGCAGGGGGTGCATTGATAACAGCAAGATATTATTTAGCAGGAGCAGGAACACAGAATGAAGGACTTGTAGCAGGAGGTTATATAAATGCAGTAATATCTTGCACCGAAGAATATAATGGAGCATCTTGGTCAGCAGGTGGTGCATTGATATTAGGAAGAGCTTATTTAGCAGGAGCAGGGACACAGAACGCAGGACTTGTGGTAGGAGGTTATATAAATGTAAGTGTAGCATGTACCGAAGAATATAATGGCACATCTTGGTCAGCAGGAGGAGCATTGATAACAGCAAGATATGGGTTAGCAGGGGCAGGTACACAGAATGCAGGACTTGCAGCAGGAGGTATTGTGAATGCTGTTTTGTCTTGTACAGAAGAATACAATGGCACATCTTGGTCAGCAGGAGGTGCAATGATAATAGCAAGACAATACTCAGCAGGAGCAGGGACAGAAAATGAAGCATTGGTATCAGGAGGTTATAATGGCTCTGCAAATGTATCTTGTACCGAAGAATACAATGGCACATCTTGGTCAGCAGGTGGTGCATTAATAACAGCAAGACGTCTTTTTACAGGAGCAGGTACACAAAACTTAGCACTTGTAGCAGGAGGTGTAGGGGGTACTAGCTGCACAGAAGAATACAATGGCACATCTTGGTCAGCAGGTGGCGCATTAGCAACGGGAAGGTATGGTTCAGCAGGAGCAGGAACACAAAATGCAGGACTTGTAGCAGGAGGTGTAGTAGGAGTTGCTGTATATTCTTGCACAGAAGAATACAACAAACCACTACAAATATTTGACTGCTGCTTATAAAATTTTGCGGAGAAGAACCAACATAAAAAAACAAATATACAATATAAACAAAATAAACTGTATATTTATAAGTAATAAACTATACATTTAATGAGAATAGATAAAATTCAATTATCAGGGTCTTTACTAATATCTTCAAGTTTATCTCGAAGTCCTTTACGAATAAATGATAACTATTTGTATATAAACCCACAAGGTAATATAGGGATAGGAACTACAAATCCTACCTCAAAGTTAGTAGTAACAGGTAGTGCATCTATATCAGGTGATTTAAGTTTAAAAACATTAGGAGTAGGCTCATGTGCATCAAGACCATCAACTATAAATCTAAATACGATGTGTCTTTGGTTTGATAGCACTACTTTAAAACCTATGCTTTCATATTGTGGGTATAGCCCCGGAACTTGGTCAGCAGGAGGTGCAATGATATTAGCAAGAAAAGCATTAGCAGGAGCAGGAACACAGAATGAAACACTTGCAATGGGAGGAAGGATATGTTATACTTCTTATACATGCACAGAAGAATACAATGGCACATCATGGTCATCAGGAGGTGCATTAGCAACAACAACAGCAGGCCTTGCAGGAGCAGGAACACAAAATGCGGGACTTGCTACAGGAGGTTATGAAAGTTATGTTCCTTCAAGGTCATGTACCGAAGAATACAATGGCACATCATGGTCAGCAGGTGGTGCATTGATAACAGGAAGAAGATATATAGCAGGTGCAGGAACACAAAATCAAGGTCTTGCAGTAGGAGGGTATGTAACTAATCTTCCAAGCGTTTCTTGCACTGAAGAATACGATGGTACATCTTGGTCAGCAGGAGGTGCAATTATAACAGCAAGAAGTTTCATTGCAGGAGCAGGAACACAGAATGAAGGACTTGTAGCAGGAGGTTATACAAATGTCGTTTTATCATGTACAGAAGAATATAATGGCACATCTTGGTCAGCAGGTGGTGCATTGATAACGGCAAGGGCTTATGCAGCAGGAGCAGGGTCACAGAATGCAGGACTTGTAGCAGGAGGTAGTAATCCTGTTAGGTCATGTACAGAAGAATACAACGGCACATCTTGGTCAGCAGGAGGAGCATTAGCAACAGCAAGATATCGTTTAGCAGGAGCAGGAACACAAAATGCAGGGCTTGTATCAGGAGGTACTGGAAATTCAGGGCTTGTATCTTGTACAGAAGAGTATACAATATCATTAGCAATAATTGACTGCTTCTTATAAAATTCTGCGAAGAAGACCCTACAAAAATAATAAATAAATAAACAATTAAATAATATAAAAACAAAGTATTTACTATATAGCGTATATATTTATAGATGATAAAGAAACATATTAATAAACTAAAAAATCAAAAAAAATGTCTTTAGGTATTGAAAAATTAAAACCCGCAGTTAAACACTTAGCACAGTTAATTTCATCTTCAACTCAAATTGATGTGAATGGTAACGGTAAGATTGATACTGCTGAAATATTTGGAATTGTTCAGGTATTAGTATTTAAAGTAATTTCTATTTACGGTACATTACCTGATGCACTTAACGAATTGAAAAATGTAGACTCAGCAGAGAGAACTGAATTGATTAAATTGTTTAATGAAGAATTTGATTTAAAAAATGATGTTGTTGAAAGCATTTTAGAAGAGTGGTTTTTATTGATAGACCAAGCAGTAACACTGTCTGTAAAAACAGCATCTTATTTTAAGAAGTAAATTTATTACCGTAAGATTAGATTTAATTATTTGAAAACCCCATTGAAAGATGGGGTTTTTACTTTATATAATATACTTATAGTAAGTAATAGTATGTATGTAAAAATAATAAATTAATATGGCTAACATCCCAATATGGCCTGGTTCAGCATCCTTCTTCCAAGGCGATACACCCTACGGAATATACGACAATGACTATCAGTTTCAACAAGACGCAGATATGATTGCCGATTGGTGTGCACGAAGATTAGGTTATCCCATAGTCGATGTTGAACTACAGCAGTCAAACTTCTTCGCAGCTTTTGAAGAGGCTGTTACTGAGTATGGATCTCAAGTAAACACCTATGTTAGTAGAGATAATCTATTATATTTATTAGGAGCAAATACAGGTTCTCAAAGTTTATCTCAAGAATATGTAGATACTAATAATGCTTCTATTTTTAAACTATCAGAACACTATGGTACATCTGTGGGAGTTGGAGGTAATGTAACTTACTTTACAGGCAGTTTACAAGTAAAGCAAAGTAAACAAACTTATGATTTAACTAAAGATAATAGCATTATATTAGAATCAGGATCTTTTTCTAACAATAACTTTACAATAAGAAAAATACATCATTATCCTGTACCTGCCCTAATAAGATATCAAGATCCTTATGCAGGAACAGGATTAGGTAGTCAAGGATTATTGGAAGGGTTTGGATTCGGTAATTCGACACCCGCTGTAGGCTTTGTACTATATCCTCTAAACCATGATTTACTTAGGGTACAAGGAATAGAATTTAGTGATTTAATTAGAAAGAGTGCCTATAGTTTTAGATTAGTTAACAACAGATTAACTATATTTCCAATACCAACGAGAGATACTAAATTACATTTTGAATATACTTTAGATGATTTGGAGAGTAATCCACTAAAGCGGGGGAGAGGAAGAATAAGTGACTATTCAAATGTACCCTACAATAATATGGTATACTCAAGAATAAATGCTATGGGTAGACAATGGATTAAAAAATATACATTAGCATTATCAAAGGAAATGTTAGGATATGTTAGGAGTAAGTATAGCTCTATACCAATACCTGAATCTGATATTACATTAAATGGTGATGCATTATTAAGTGCAGCTGAAACAGAAAAATCATCATTAATAGAAGAGTTAAAGGAAATATTAGATCAATTCTCAAGACAGAATCTATTAGAAAGAAAAGCAGCTGAATCAGAAGCATTGCAAGTTGAAATGAGTAGAGTACCTTTAAGATTTTATATAGGATGATAAAATTATTAGATATATTAAAAGAAGTTGATTATTCATTACATGTGAATAGATATGGTGAATTTGACGTAGATAAATTAAAAAAGTATGGAGGAGGAACAGATGCTCTAATTATGATGAATGGGAGAGGTACAGGACATTTCGGTTCAGGAACTTATCTATCTACATACAAACAGGAGCGGACAAATTTTAATTTAGATTCTCAAGACATAAGAGATGTTTTAGATAAAAATTACGGAAAACCTCTTATACAAGTGAGTCCTAATACATATGCTATAGATTTAGATAGATATAATTTATATAGACCTAAAAATAATGAACATGCAGAAATTTTATTTGAATTATTAAAAAATATTAATGATTTATTTTATTTAGTAAATTCAAAAAGTAAAAATTTAAAATTAAAAAAACAATATTTAACTGATATACTTGATAGTTGTAAAAAATTAAATTTAAAATTTACTAAAGAATTTGTTAAGAAAGTAAGGTATGAAGTTATGCCAAATTATTCGGCTAATTGGACAGGGGGAAGTAATTTAAAATATAAAGCAAGTATATCCACTATGTTTATGGAAAATAATGGTTGGAATGGAGTTAATGTGAATGGAATACCTGTATATGATAGTACGCTTCATGGTTCTGTAATTTACGATATGAAAAATGTGGTAGATGCACCTAATCAAACTCCTTATTATGAAAAAGATATTTACTCAAGACATCCTAAAAATTTAAAAGATATTATAAAAAAAATAAATAAAAATAATTTTCAATCTGTTAATCTAATTAGATTATCAAATTCAGAAATAAATAGATTATTAAAATTGATAGACTACTCTAAAATTTCATATTATGACTACAATTCTGATTTTAAATTTGCACTAAAGGATGGTTATATATACTTGCATCAAATAGAGCATGTGAAGAAAGTATACCCAAAAATAATATTTGATAAAATAAAAGATTTAGATTTTGAAAGAGAAAAAATTAGTGAAGAAATATATGGATTTGTAATTATGTATTTAGATAAAAATCCAAATGATTATGATATAAAGTATTTGAATTATTTATATAACAATTATTATAGTAATAGATTTTTTATTCCAAAAAATGGGAAAGATGTATTAAATAATTATTTAGAAAGTTTAGATTATGAATCTTTAGATAAGTATGAAAAATCAGATTATGATAATTTAAAAGACGATATACAATAATATAATATTATGGCATTATTCGGAGGTTCAAGAGATGTAAGTTTAATAAGAAGATTGAATAGAGAATTAATTAACTCTATAATCAATACTGAAGTCATAGTATATAAGATAGCTACGCAGTATATAAAAACGAATATATATGGAGAATCAGCAAAGAAAGTATTTTTCAATCCTATGAGAATTAATTCATTGATTACAAGGGAAGGTAAAGACTTTGATGGAGATGACTATACAACTTTCATAAGAGAGATATCTTTTTCATTTTTGCGAGATGATTTAAAAGATTTAAACTTAGTTATACAAGAAGGAGACATAATAAAGTGGGATGCTGAATACTATGAATTAAATTTAGTATCTTCTAATCAACTTTGGATGGGTAGAAATCCTGATACTTTATTAGCAACAGTAGAAGATGGACAAGATAGATTTGGATATAACGTAAGTGTTGTAGCAAAGGGAATGAAAACAACAGCAGATAGATTAGGAATAGAGAATATAATGACTCCGAGAAATAGTATTTACGATTTACCAAATAGAATATAATGGCAGAAAATCCTAACATATCATTAACAGGAGTAGATCCACCATTTAATAGAGCATATGAGACAAGGAGAGATAATGACTCCTTTAGGACTCCCGCTATCACCTTATATGATGTTGATTATGCTATAATGCATTATCTCAAAAATACTATCAATGCTCAGGTAGAACAGAATGATACTATGGTAGATGTTCCTATAGTATACGCATCTGCTGAGATTTGGAATCAAATTCAGGCAAGAGGATTTATGAGAGATAAGCAAGGAAAGATATTGGCTCCTTACGGTACTATACGAAGAATATCTATGGCTGAGGATGAGAGATTCAAGAAGTTGGATGTGAACTACGGATCAGCTACAATATCTATAACTCCTAAAGATAGAAATTTTGAAAACATAAGAGATCAGCATAGTACATTATCTAATTCAAAATTTTCTGATGAATATTTTATATCTGTATTACCTGAATTTTATATAGTAGAATATGAATTAATTTTGTTTAGTTATTATATAGAACAGATGAATTCAATTGTACAGGATATTATTCCAACAAGTAATTTTAGTTGGGGAGATTCCTTTAAATTTAAAACAAGGGTAGGAGATATTAATTTTGATACTATAAACCCAACAACAGCAGAAAGGTTAGTTAAAGCAACAACTACATTGACAGTAGATGCAAGACTTCAATCTGAATTTGAACTTAGAAAATCAACGATACAAAAGGCATACACTACTAAGAGAGTTGTGTTCAGAACTGAGCAATCTTCATTTGATATAAATGCTGTTGATAGATTTCCAAATGAACAAGAATAGAGATAATTTTGGAAAATTTATATACTATTTATAGATAGAAAATAATTATTAAATTCAATAAAAAAGAAATGGCTAACGAAAGATTTGTAAGTCCGGGTGTATTCACGAGAGAGAAAGACCTAAGTTTCCTTCCTCAAGAAATACAATCAATCGGAGCAGCAGTGATTGGCCCTACATTATACGGCCCTGCATTTAGACCTACTACAATATCAAATTATTCAGAATACCTTAGAGCTTTTGGTAATAGCTTTATCAGTGGTTCAGGAGCTTATGCTCAAGAATATAAGTTCTTAACAAACTATACTGCTCAAGAATATCTAAGATACGGAGATAATTTAACCGTTGTAAGAATTATAAACAGTAATGCAACTATAGCAAGAACTAATGTTGTAAGTTCAGGTTCTTTTAAATCATTTAGAAATAGAGGTAAAACTAAAACCGATCTAACTGCATCATTCTTTAATGAGGCATCTGCTTCATTTAAGATACATTTGATGTCAGAAGGTTTATATGGTAATAGTGGTACTACTATAGCTTCTAATAATGGTATAGAAGACCCATCAACTACTCAAACTTTAGGATTACTTTCTTCAACTTTAGGAACTCGATATAATTTCCGTTGGGAAGTAAATAATGTAAACTTGAAGAGAGGTACATTTAATCTTGTTTTAAGAAGAGGTGACGATAGAACGGGTAGAAAAGTTGTTATTGAGCAATTTAATAATGTGTCATTAGATCCTAATGATTCAGGGTACTTACCAAGAATTGTAGGAGATCAAGTATATACACTTAGGGATACAGGTACAGGAAGACCTTACCTACAATTATCAGGTTCTTATCCAAATCGTTCAAGATACATACGAGTACAAGTTCTTAAAACAACTTTAAATTATTTGAACGAAGCAGGTGGTATTAGAAGTGGAGCATTATCTGCATCATTACCTGCTGCTGTGTCAGGAACTTTTGCTTTCGGTAGCGATGGATATGTTCAACATCCAAGAGCTTTTTATGATAAAATTGTAGCAAGTAACACTCAAGGATTTAACTTATCTCAGGGTGCAGCAGGTATTAGCGGTTCTACTGCTTATTATGATGCATTGGATATTTTATCTAATGCTGATGAGTATGATGTAAATATGTTGTTCATGCCGGGAATTCTACAAGAAGCAGGTGGTAAACATAGTGATATCCTAACTCACGCTATCGCAATGTGCGAAGATAGAGGTGACGTTTTCTTAGTAGCAGATCCAACTAAATACGGAGATTCGATAGGTCAAGCTCAATTAGCAGGTGAGTCAAGAAACTCCAACTATGCAGCTATGTACTACCCATGGGTTCAAGTAGCGGATCCTGATTTGAACAGAAACGTATGGCTTCCACCATCATGTTTAGTAGCAGGTGTACTATCATTTAATGATTATGTTAGTTTCCCATGGTTTGCTCCTGCGGGTTTGAATAGAGGTGGAATTGATATTGCAGTACAAGTGGAGACTAAATTATCTACCTCAATGAGAGATGATTTATATGCAAGTAATATAAACCCAATAGCTACTTATCCAAGAGATGGAGTTGTTGTTTGGGGTCAGAAAACACTACAGAAGAAACGTTCTGCATTAGATAGAATAAACGTTAGACGTTTATTAATTGCAGCTAAGAAATTTGTAGCATCTACTTCAAGATATTTAGTATTCGAACAAAATACTGTTCAAACGAGAAAAAGATTTGTTGATATCGTAACACCTTATTTCACAGATATTAGACAGAAACAAGGACTCTATGATTTTAGGGTAGTGATGGATGAATCTAACAATACTGCTGAAGTAATTGATAGAAATGAACTACGAGGTGCTATTTATTTGAAACCAACGAGAACTGCGGAATTTGTAATAATTGATTTCTTTGTGTTACCTACAGGTGCAGTATTCCCAAGTGATACTCCTGAAGGATCGGGAAATAATTAAAAAAAAAATAAATACTATATTTATATAAAACAAAACAACTATGTCAGCACAATATCGTAATAATTTTCAGTTTGTTGATATGAAGCAGCAGAATCGCTTCATAATGAGCATACAATCCTATTATGAAGCGGGAGAGCAATCATATCTTATCAAGACTACTGATATTCCATCTATTGAGAATAATCCTGTAGTAGTTGATACCATCAACTCTGAATTCAAGATAAAGGGAAAATCAAGATGGCAGGATATTTCAGTAACATTCTATGACCCTTATGAGTCATTAACAGCACGAAAAAGTGGTGCAGCTGTGGCTCATAATTGGTTAAGAGATGATCATCACAATTCAAGTGTAGATACTGATGAATATATGTCTACTTATAAGAAGAAGATAACATTGTATTATGTACCACCTCAAGGTGATATTAACGGACTTACAGGAGCATATTGGGAATTGAACGGTGCTTTCTTTGCCAATATCAATTGGGGTAGTTTAGATGTATCTTCAGATGATTTAGTAGCTATTGAAGCAACAATTTCTTATGATTGGGCAGAATACTTCCCATCCTAATGAACAATTATAATATTTATTAAGTTATTAAAAAAAAGTTTTAAATATGAATTTAGATACGAGCTATCCAAAAAAAGATGTTATTTCAGAGGAAGAAAGTTCTATTGTAACACAAACTCAGAAAGAAGCTGTAGGATATAGAATTCCTACAGAAATTATAGACTTACCTTCAAGAGGACTACTTTACCCAAAAGATAGTCCTCTTCATAAAGGTACTATTGAGATAAAATATATGACTGCTAAAGAGGAAGATATTCTTACTACAGAATCATATATTAAAAAAGGAATTGTTATTGATAAGTTTTTAGAATCTTTAATAGTTACTGAAGGTATAAAGTTAGATGATTTGTTAGTTGGGGATATTGATGCTATAACAGTAGCTTCTCGTATTTTTGGATACGGCAGTGAGTACGAAGTTAGCATTGACACACCTTCAGGAAAAAAGCAGAGAGAAACTATTGATTTATCAGAAATAGAACTTAAATTTTTAGATGAGCAGTATGTTGATAGTTTAGGAGTTAATGAACTTAACTTTGAACTACCATCGACTAAGAATAAGATTACATTTAGAATGCTAAGGCAACTTGATCAAAAAAAGTTGCAAGAAGAAATTGAAAAAAATAAAAAGATATTCAACGGTTTATCCAAGATATCATCTACTCAATTAAAATATTATATAGTTTCAGTAGATGGTAATTATGATGTTAAGTACATAAGAGATTTTGTAGATACGCAAATGTTAGCTTCAGATGCAAGATCTTTGAGGAAGTATATCGAGGAAGTTCAACCGGGAATAAATCTGTCAGTGGAGGTGACAGATCGACAAACAGGGGAAACCTTTCGCACTAACGCTCCCATCGGGGTACAGTTTTTTTGGCCTGACGTTAAAGTATAAGTTAGATTTATACAAGCAAATACTTAATTTAAGCTATAATAGTAAAGGTTCACTATCTTTTACAGAAGTGTATAATCTTCCTGTATATGTAAGACAAATATATATACAAGAGATAAATGCATATATAAAACAAGAGAATCCTAAACAAAATAGAAGACGTTAATATTTTATATAGTATTTATTACTAAATATGTTAGGTATATTATATTTATAGTAAAGTATTTGTATGACTAAGCAAACTTCAAAAATTTTGCAAGAGGGTTTTTTAGCAGGTATCTTAGCATTGTTTTCATTTGGTAAGCAAGTAAAGATGTTGGAAAGGATGTATACAGCAAGTAGAGATCCCGAAATTCAAGAATTAATACATGATATTAAATTCAATGAACAACGTTATAAAGATGAAATACGGAGACTAAAGAAGAAACATCCTAATATTAAATAATGGCAAATAGGAAAGACCCTAAGAAAGAATTAGAAGATTTAGGAAAAGCAGCTCGACAAGAAGCAGCTGATGGTGCATTAGATATACAAAATTTACAAACCAAGTTAAAAGATTTCTTTAAAGAAAATAATAATTTAACATCAAAGCAGTTAAAGGATATTAAGGAAATACTTAAAAACTACAAAGAGTTATCTAAAGAGTTAAAGAATATAGATGTATCCAATGAAGATTATAAAAATGTTGTAGAAGAAATATTAGAAATATTAGAAGATTCTAATAAAGAGTTACAAGTCAGTGCTTCAATATACGAAGAATTAAATAAGTTAATAGGAAAACAATTATCAGAATTAAACAAATCATCTTCGGTAAAAGAAAAGTTAAATAACTTAGATCATGAGAATATAGGACTTATATCTAAGAATAATATGTCATTGAATGCGAGTATATCTCTGTTGAGGGATAAAATAAGGCTAATAGATTATGCAAAGACATTGATGGATATCAGTGAGAATAGAGGTATTCTTGTAGATTCTGATATGTTTCAACAGTTGATAGATAAAGGAGTTCAATTTAGTGATACTGTAAATAGTTTAAAATCTGAATTAGATGGTTTAAATACTAAATTATCGGAAACAAGTAAAGACGATGATTCTGAGAGAGCTTCAATACTTGAGGATATAAAATCTACGAAGTCAAAGTTATCGGATATGGCGTATGATGAATTACAGAATAACAAAAAATCATTAAATACGTTAAAGTCAGAACTTGGAGTTAGAGAGGAAATAAATGATGCTTTTGAAGATTATGTTAAAAAGGTAGATACGTCATATACGAAATATGCTGCTATAGCTAATATGATTCCATTTTTTGGAAAAGGTTTATCAAAAGCTTTTCTACAAGCTAAGGATATATCAATTGAAGCAGGTACAGCTATTAGAGATGTTTTTATGGAGACGAGAGACCCTATAAAAGCATTAGCAGCGGGTATGAAGGTTATGAGAGGTCATATTGGTATGATGGGCCCTATCATAGGTGCAATGGTATTTGCATTCAAAGGAGTACATTCCTTACTAAGTTCTATAAATGAAATTACTAAAGGTATACAAGCTGAGACAGGATTAGCATCTGTTCAAGCTTATGATTTATATAAGAATGCTTTATCTGCACAAACTTCATTTCATAATCAATTATCAACTTTAGAAGATATTGTTAATGTACAAAAGGGGTGGGTAAATAATTACTCAAGATTTGCACAATTAACGGATACGACATTAGTACAGATATCAGATGCTGCAAAGGTATTTGGATATACTGCTGAGACTGCTGCTCAATTGCAGGGTACTTTTATGGAGTTAGGTGCTGACGAAAGTATGGCAGGAAATATGCAAGTAGCAGTGGGTAATTTGGCGAAGGCTAATAAGTTAGCTCCCGGAGTGATTACAAAAGACTTGATTGAAAACTCCGAGTTTCTCGCAACAAACTTTGCAGGAATGCCCATTGAAGCAGCCAAAGCAGCAATAGAGGTTAGAAAGTTAGGATTTAGTCTATCACAAGCAGCTAAGATACAAGATCATTTATTTGATGTTCAAGGTAGTTTGACTGCACAGATGGAAGCATCTGTTGCTATGGGTAAGCTTATTGATGTCAGTGCTGCAAGAAATTATGCTTTACAGGGAGAGACTGTGAAGATGATGCAAGAGATATCAAAACAAGCAGGTACTTACGCTGAGTTTCAAAGTGCATCTGTTCCACAAAGAATGCTATTAGCAAAAGCTTTTGGTATGGAAGTTGGGGAGCTGCAAAAGAGTTTATACATTAGAGAAAAGCTCTCAGGACTTACAGAAGAAGAACAGAAGTATGCTTTAGACCATTTAAAAACTTTGGATGGTGTAGAAAAAATGAGTGCAGGTCAATTAAAATCTGAAATATCAAAAGCTCAACAAGCTGAAAGATTTGATGTAGCATTGAGTAAGATTAAGAATGCTCTAATAAAAGCAGTATTGCCATTAGTTGAAGCATTAGTTCCT